TTCTGTTTTCAACAATTTATTTAGATATCCATTCATCCTTGCCTCAATCCATCTAATAGATACCTGACCTGAAAGAGTGATTGCCTCTGCATTTTCTAACTTATAATATCTAAAATATTGATTACCAATTGACCCATAGGCAGAGTTAAGAGCAATCTTTCTAGCCATCTGGAAGTTATTATACTTGGTGATATCCTTAATAGTTTGCTCATGTAAAGATTTCAGCTCCCGGTTTGACAGGTGCTGATAAGGACGTTCTTGTGACTCTTCTATCGTTGCCCTATCATCAGCATCCTGCTTATTACCATCTATTAAAAAACCCACTTATTTTCCCATCCTCCTTTTTATTTCAGCTTCAATATCTACCAAGTCTTGCTTAGACTTCAACATCTTCTTCTTATAAATCTTCCTATCCTCATACATATCTTCCATCAGCTGAGGCATCATACCCTTCACATCCTTACGATATAAAGACCCATTAGGACAACAAGCATACTCTGTATACTTAGAAAAATCAGCTTCCTCATCAAGAACTTTATCTACACTAACATTAGGATGCCTATCCTCCACCAATGTTTCTGGCGATATATTATACTGCATCATTAAGTGTGGGTAAAGAGAGTTAAGGTCAAATGATGCTACCCAATCATAAACTCCTGGCTTAGGCTCTTTCACATATGCTCCAGCAAATCTATCATTTTTCTCACTAGTATCCCTAGGTGGAATAACAATATGCCTCTTCTTCAACCAATTGTAGATAATAGTGTCCCACATCCTTACCTGATATAAAACATCGTTGTAGTTAACCTTGGCACTATATGCCATAGTCAATGCCAACTCAATCAATTTCATCTTATCCTCTAATCTGTCAACAATTTCAACGTCAACAATGTTATAATCTACAAACTTCTTCCAGTTACCTCTATAAAAATCTTTAAATGTATCAAATTCAGAGTGATCCAATTTCTGTTGTCCCAACTCTACCTTACCAATATAATCCAACCTATAAGATTCTTGATTTGTATAAGTAAACTTCTTATACAGATCCATATAATCAAGAGTAGTTAATCCACCGATATCAAAAATCCTATAAGGTTTACCAGTAATAAAAACTTCCCTAGAAGTAAGCAATCCCCAAGGAGATATTCTACTAGCTTTCTTTTCACCCATAATCTTTTCTACCCTACCCAATAGATAAGGAATATCATACAACCTTATATTCCATCCCGTAATAATATCTGGAACATCTGCCGCCCACCAATAGAGGAATGCATTAAGCATATCCACTTCATTCTCATGGTAATAATAGGTCACATTCTTCTGAGTAGGCGTGTAAGGTTTCCTACCCCAAGTATGAATCTCCTTAGTATTATAATCCTGAACAGAGATAGTAAGCATCTCCTCATCACAACTATCAGGACTAGGGAACCCATTCTCCGCTTGAACCTCAATGTCAATGGTCACTAGTTTAATGAGAGAGATGTCAAACTTAATCTCATCCTCTGGATAAGTATCTGAGATGTATTGAAAGACGTACCTATCATTACCGTAGATAGTAAATCCATCTACATCATTATACTTTTTATAAAACTCTCTACAATCTCTTACAGTTCCTGGTTGAATAGGTTCAACATTCTCACCCTCAAGAGTTTTCCACTTGGAATTCTTTTTAGATTTCACATAGAGAGTAGGTCGATAATCAGACTTATATAATTTCCTCTTACCATTTTCATATCCACGTACCAGAAACTGATTCCCTATCATCTGGACATTGGTATAGAAATTCATTCCCTCTCCATCAATTCCTCATATTTCTTCACCATTTTAGCATTAGGTTCCACAATAGTCAAGATCTTATCAGAACTTATCATAAAGGTATTTTGATTAGTCATCCCTAGCAACCAAGGAGCCAAAACCATAACACCTTCTTGCATTGTTATTTTTTGTTCTGATGTAGTGACAAGAAATGGTTCTGTCAACTTACAATCAGGTTCACCTAAATCAGATGTCACTTCTTCAATCTGACTCAGTATCATCTGGCCGTTCATCATCACCAATAGCCTCAGATTTTCCCTTTTCATACTTCTCTAATCCTCTTTCATACATTTCCTTTACTTGATCCACAGGATCTACCATAGTAACTATCCAATCAGCAACTACTGGTATAACTTGCTCTTTACTTAAGGGCATCCAAGGTATTAATTGAATTTTGAATGGAGAAGAACTATCACCCTCCTCCTCAACCTTATTGCCATAGATTTTAACCACCTGAGGACATCTTAAAAAATATCCCACAGTCTTATCCTTTCCATCAGAATCTTTCACCAACATCTCTTGCATGTCGGAGACAATATCTTCTCCTGATTTAAGAACAGTGAGTTTAATAGTCATTTGTATATAGCTCCTTTATAAGATTTTACCACATTTCCCTTAGGATAACAAGGCGGGTTATCAGGATCAAGCCAGAGAGTATATTGGTAGTCCTCCATGGCAACAAAGAATTGCATTTGATTATCGCAGAGATACATATCTCTATATCTCTTAGTCCATTCATCTGCCTTCTGAATCCTATAATCAGGATGTCCGTTATCTAGTGTTCCGCAACTAATATAACGATAAGGGAATCTTTCGTAAATAATGTTCATAATAAAAAAATAAAATAAGGGGAGAACCCTCCCCATTATATCACTTACCTTCTGGTAAGAGATAATCCTTACGAGTATGATGTTCTGGAACAATCTTACTCAACTCTACAACCAGGAGTCCGTCTTCAAAGCTGACGTTCTTAACTTCTGTTTCATCGGAGAGTGTCCAGGATCTGGTGAAAGATCTCTGAGCCAATCCTTTATGGATGTAGTTGGACTCGTCCGATGATTCTTTTTGTCCTTCGACAAAAAGTTTTCCATACTCTGTGTAGACATTTAATTCTTCTTGTTTGAAACCAGCAAGTGCGATTTCCAGTCTAGAAACTTGGTCACTTACATGAACCAAATTATATGGAGGATAGTTAGTTGATACCTGTGGTAGATTAAATAATCTGTCAAAATAATCATCCAACCCGATACTATTTCGGGTTATCCGTTCCATTAATTCTGGAAGATCGGTCGTGCGATACCGTGTGAGGTTCGTCATAATAGTAGCTCCTTTAAAAGCGAGTTTGTGATTTGAGGACCCCTAAGGCGTCCACTTGTATATAGTATCACACTCCCTAAAAAAGGAGAAGGGATAACCCCTCCTTGCGAGTAGAGAAAACCCTACTCAATAAGCGAACTCGTCAACTACATCTAAAACTTTATTGAGGTATTCATCAGCACCCCGACATTCTTGTTCTGTCATTTCGTGCCTTTCACACCTATCATAGAGCTCATTCTTAAGCTTCAGAGCTTTTGATTGTATGTCGTATTTGTGCATTTGACCGTTCATGGTCTTATCTCCTATACACTATTATTTATAAACTTTACCCCTCTTCTTGCTTCCCTTTTTTTCCAATATTATACTTTTGTTCTAAAATCCAATCATTCTTATCCTTATAGGGAAGAACTTTAATTTGGTTAAGAGGAGCAATATCCTGAATAGAATCTTCACTTACTACGTGAATCAAACCCCAGTCAGCTAGTAGTCTAGTAATCCTATTCCTACGTTGAACATCATTCACTGTAAGATTTGCATACTTCCCATCAAGGGCAAACAACTCTTTGAAGTGAACGATATAATACTTTCCTTGCTTATGAAGAATGTGGCAAGACTGATAGAGTTTTCTTTCCTTACGGGACGCGACTCCAATCCTTGTAAGTGTTTCTCTGACTTTTAGAAAATCATCAGGTTCATTTAGTTTAACCTCTACCATTTGGTTCTGAGACCAAGTTACTTGAGGTTCAACATTGCGTGTAATCATTTTTTACCACCAATATCAAGTCTTTGTTTAATAAATTCAATCTGTTCATTAGATAAAATTTTCATTGCTTGAGATGCGTTCTCATTATTATATCCATAATAACGTTTCACATACTCTAGGTCTGACACCTTATCTTTTCGAATCCAAGGAGAGAATCTCTTCTTTTTCCTCAAAGTATTTAGATAGAAACTATATTGCATGTCTTTATCTAAGAAATGTGACTTGTTCATTTCATTAGCGAACATTATGCAATCAATATAACCTGAAAGACATTTATTAATAATAAAAGGAGGATATTCCTTCTTCATAGAAGGATCCTGTTCCATCAAATTCTCCTTATTGAAATTGATAGAGTTCAACCAGTCTTTAAGTTCAATCATTATGTAAGTTTAGCAAGATACTGATAGATTAATTCCCATCCAAACTCATAGTTATCCCCATTCTCATCCTGTAAATAAAAGGGAATGTCTGGATACCTTCTTTTTGCCGCGTAATATTGATTAACAACTGCGTAGTCATCATCAATATGTCTTTCCTTTTCGATTTCTTCTTCTGTCATTTTCCCAACAACCTACTAACGTTTCTTATAACAATTGTATCATCTTCTATACAAAATTGGAGCATATCTTGATGATCCCACCCAAGTTTTTCATAAAGATCATTGAGTCTAGCCATATCCTCCCAGATGTCATGTGGTTCACCCTCCATCGATCTGACACCCAGTCATTGCTCCACCAATTATACCAGTGGGAATAGACCAAATCCAATTCTCTTCTGTTGATAATACACCACCAAGTGCTCCACCTGCTAAACCACCTAAGATAGTTCCCTCAATACAAGAGTTATCATCAACAGGTCCAGTGCTTTGTTCAACGTGTCCATGATGTCCACGAGGTCTATGTGTACCACGACGACAAGGTACTTCAACCTTATCTCTATAAGATTTTACATATCCAGGAT